ACCGCACGCTCTGCTGCCGTATTGCGCACAGCAGCTGGCACGCCCAGCTTGTCGCCAATGTAATCGACCACGGCATCTGTCTTAATTGCCAGTGCGCCATCGGTGCCGAAGCCTTGCATCAGCTGAGTGTACTGGATGATGGCGTTGACCTCTTCCATGTTTTGCGCCATCGCCAGCGGAGCCACCGGCACCACCTTGGCCTCGAGGCCGTTGATGCGCAGAGGCATGTCGATCAGGCCGCGCTCGTCCATCACCTCAAGGATCTTGGCCACCAGCGGGATCATTGTCTCGTTGATCAGGCGACCAAATGCCGAGCCTAGATTCTGCGCGAGCTCCTTCATGCGCTCGACAATCTCGGTGGCTGACCGTGCCGACATGTTGTCCGGCGGCAGCGACTCATCCAGCAGAATGCGCTTGATGTTGGCCACTAGGTCGTTGATCACCAGCTGCGACACGTTGAAGTCACCCGAGCGGGGCAGCGCCTGCAGTGCTGGGCCTTGTGGGCCACCATTGCGAGCCACAGGAATAATCGCACCAGGCACCAGCTTGACCGTGTTGGGGTTCAGTACGCCGTCATCAGCCGCTGTGTACACACCAGCCACCGCCAGTGAGGCATTCTTTAGCAGCAGTTCCTTGGTTTTGTTCAGCGTCTTGATGTCTGGCAGTGCAGTCATCAACGGGCCACGGCCATAGATCTCGCCTGCGACCTTCATGTACCGCGAGATTACCCAAGGTGAAGTTTTGCGACGGCGATAGACCAGCTCGTCTTTGCCTTCCTTCCAGATAACGTGGTAACAGTAGTCGCCGCGCTTGGCATCAAAGATTGTCGCCTCCAGCAGTTCGACATCGTCGGTAGGCTTTTGCTCAATTAAGCGCTGCAGCGTGTCCGGTATTTTTGCGTCTGGCCACTGGCGCTGGATTGACTCAGCCTTCATGCGCATCCGGCGGTAGACGTTATCTACTTGACCGTTCGCGCCTTCTTCGTAGCTGACCAGAAACAGCGGCACAGGCACAAAGTTAATCGGCGCAACATCGTCACCAGGCTGCACCATCATGCAAGCCGTGCCGACTGCAAGATCCAGCAGGAATTCACCGATAGCGATGTCAAAGTTTGATTGCTTCAGTACAGCAAACATCTGGTCGCTGTAGACATCCAGCACTGCCTGCAGCTGTTGGCGGCGCTCTGTCGGGATCGACGGGCCAGGCTCTAGCCTGCACCACTTGCGTTGCGGTGGGAACACCACAGATTGCAGCCGGTTGGCAAAGCGCTGGGTCGAGTTGATAGCAGTCGAGTCAAACACCCGCGCCATCTTCTTGCTGCCGGTCGCGCCACCTTCCCAAACACCGTAGAGCTGTCGCTGTGGCAAGGCAAACTCGTAGGCATCCTGGTACAGCTGCTGAAACTCATCCTTTTTGGTCTGAGCTGCAGCCTGCCGCTTGATGATCTCTTCGGGTTTTAGCCGCATCCCGCCGAGTGGTTCTTTGTATGCCATGATTATTCGTCCTTGTTTAGCTTGTACTTTTCCAGCAGGTTGCGACCTTTTGCTGCCAGCCTCGCTGCTGCACCCGCTGTGCGCGGCACCGACTCGCCCCAAGCATTTGCTGCTAGCGCCAGCCTGGTCGGATCACCGTCATCATCAACCAGCGGCCCACTCGGGTTGGTATAGAACCGAGTCAGGAAAGATCCTTTGCGCCGTGCGCGTTCACCCGATGGTGAAGATTCTTTGACCCCAGGCTGCAGATTCTTGCTCTCACCGGAGCGTTCAAACTTTCGCCTGCCAGCCTCAGTCAGCCCACCTTCGGGGTCGCGCAACTGTGGCATTTAGTCTTCCTCTTCGAGCTCTGCTTCGTCCATCATGTCCTTCAGGCCGCGCATTGGCTTCTCTGGCTTCTTGGTGGACATGTACTGCGCAATCTTTTTACGCAAAGCCGGTGGCAGCTTCGACAGCTCGACCATTCCCTCTTTGTCTTCGTATTCTTTTTCAATAGAGATTTCGATCTTCATTTGCTGCCTTTCGCTGCGATCATGTTGTCGATCAGGTTGGGATAGGGTCGGCCTGCCTTCTGAGCTCGACGCATCGCGCTGCGCTTTTCCGAATCGGATAGCTTCTGTGGCTTGCCTAGACCCTTTGGCCTTGGCTTATCCCATACCTCTTTCATCACTTTCCTTTCTTGGCCATACCGGCCTCGGACATGGCAATCGCAACAGCCTGGTCACGCGATTTGACCTTGTCGCCGCTGGAAGATTTCAGCTTGCCAGCTTTGTACTCGCGCATGACTTTGGAAACCTTGCTCTTCATCTTGTCTTCTTTGTCGTAATGTCCTGGCATGATCAAGTCTCCTGTAGCATTGGTCGGGTTGCGCGTCGGCTGACAGCGCCCAATCGTGCGGCCTTGCGCTCACCTACTTCGCGTTTGAATGTTGATTCGAGTTCACCGCGCCTTGCAGCAAATCGAGAGCTGTCAAACTCTGCGAGCTCTGGCAATGTCGGCGCTGTCGGTGCTGTTGGTGCTTTCTCAGTAAATTCACCCGGTGGCGTTCTCTTGCGCAGCTCTTGGCCGACCACTTTTGTGATCATGTTTCCGGTTGGTACTTGTCTAGCACCACGGCCAGCGCCTACCGTTCTTGTTTCTGGCACTTCGCCCATCACATCTGCTAGAAAATAATTGACCGGCAGTTCGTCTGCTCTGTATTGCACGCCGCCAATGGTGAAGCCAGCACCACCTCTATTTCGCCACGTTGGCGCGTTGACCCTCTCGCCTGCTGACGTTGGGAAATCCTCAATGGCTTTTTGATACGCACCCAATCTTTCGCGGTAGCCAGCGGCTTGCTTCTCATAATCAGCAAATGCAGTTTGATATTGCGCTGACGCGACGTTGTAAGGCTCCATCGCTTTAGCGCGATTGGCCTCAAAGTCAGCAAATGACTGCTGATACTCGCCGGTCATTGCCTCAACATTGCGCTTGTACTCAGCGGCCAAGCGGTCAATGTCTGTCATCCTGCGCAGCTTTTTACCTTTAGGTGCGGTCGCCATTATTGGAGCCTCATACCTGATGAAAACTCAGCTGCTGTAATGCCCAGCTCTGGTGTTAGACGCTCCTGCGACAGCAGCGCTCGACGGCCACCACGGGTGCGAGCTCTTAGCGCAGAGGCTTCAGACTGCGCTGCCTTGCGACGCTCTTCATCAGCTGCAGCCTGCACTTCTTTGGCCTTCTTTTCCATCTCCAGTTTGTTCTCTTGGTACTGGAGCTGCTGCTTCTCAAACTGTTCTCTAGCAGTTTGTGCCTGCTGCTCAAGCGACGATCCCTGCTTGGCATACTCAGCGGTTTGCCTTGATAGTTCCAAGCGCATGGCAGCTGCGTCAGCGGCTTGCTGCTTTAATGCTTCAGCTTGCTGGCGTTCAGCGGCTCGACGCGCCTTGCTGGCTTCGTTCGCTTGAATAACACTACCGCCAAAAATTGCTGCAGCTAACCACGGGAAAGCCTGAACGGCCATGATCACCCCCTATTTACAGAATTACGTTGATTCTATTGGGTTTTCAAAAGGTTGCAACCATAAAGCTATATTGCAGATATACCTCATGCAAAAATATCGAAGTCCATCTTCGCCACCGTCAAGCCGGGTGCTTTGCCGCCTAGGCTGTGGGTTCTTGTCATGCGGTTATATTCACCGCCGCCGAGCATCAGATACCCAAATGAGTCGCCAATGTGCGAGTGTTCGTTCTTGTTGGGTGCATCTCGGAACCGCTCCTGCCCTGCGCCGACCGCAACCCGCTTGAAGTGGTAGCCACCGGCCAGAGACTTTCTCAGTAGCTTGCAGTTGCGGTTGACGATTAGCCCTGGCTTGCCGTCGATTAAGCGCTGCATAGGCGCTGCGGAGGCTTCTCGGCGTACCTTGAAGTCGTTGCTGGCAGTGGGTTGAGCCTTCAGCCCCAGTGTGCGCAGGAAATCAAAGGCAGTCACCTCGTAGATGGCATCACGCGCCATACCGGCGGGGTCGCCCCAAATCATTACCTGGTGCTGTGGGTATCGCGCATTGAGCTCGGCCAGCAGTTGCATACCGAATCGCTCGAGCCCCATGTCAAATGTCACGATTTCATGGTGGATCACCCAGCGGCCATTGGGTAGACGCTGGCCAATGGTGGCAGCTGGGGTCAACCCGAAGTCGAGTCCGACCTGAATCGGCACATCAAGCGACAGATCGGTTTCACCCGACATGGTGGAATCGTCATATTCAGGCCAAACGGGTCGGCCCTCTTGGACGTA